TTTCCGGAAAAATCTCACAAGCACGGGCGTTTCAGACACACTTGGTGTAAGCGGAAATCCCCCGACTGGAACGGATCCTGTTGCGATTCCTCTCATATAGCAGTGGATGTAAGCACCGTCAAAGGAAAGAAGGGTTTGAAGAGTTGCAAAATCAGCACTAGAGATATTAGCGCCGACACCAGTATCAAAAATTCTTCTTGGAATCGTTCCTGATCCGAGATTGAATCCACTCGAAGGGTTGGTACTAGAACTATATAGAGATATAGAGTAGGTTTGGGAAAGTGAAGAATTGCTAACGTTGTTTGTAATTAACAGTGGATTTTTGATAAAGTTGACTGTGAGTACGTTACTATTAATCGATGGATCAATAACCCCAATACCGTACTTAATTGGATAGAGTTGAATTCTATTTCTAATAGCAGCTCCTGTGGTATTATTAACTTCGTCTTTAGCTCTCAAGGCCATCATGGCACGTTGACGACGTGGGACGATCAACTCAATCTGAGTTGCTGCTGGGAACGCGTTTACGTTTCTATTAAAAAATAGTCTAATTCTATCAGTGCTGTCATTCTCTACCCAAATAACTCTCATAGTTGTATCTGTTTTTAGATACGATCCAATTAGCTGATCTTTAGCATTCTGGGCCACCGTTCCGGCCGTAGAAATGCTAAAGTAATTAAGCTCAGAGGTCCCAACTACAGAGGTTTTAATTCCGCTATAGGCAGCGTTTTTAGCATAGTCTGAGGACTTTGATAAGAGCTTTACAGTGCCCTTATCCCCGCCATCGATGTAATATGACGCGCCGTACTTAACGAGTGTACTTTTACCACTATCGGGTAGGCCATTGCTTGGCCCTGAGTGGGTCATGTATGTAATGGGCAAAGTTGCATTGCCCAATGACGCCACATCAAGTTGGTTAGAAGCTCGCATATGATGTACTCTAACCCATCTTGCCTCTCCATTGCCTACGGGAACGTAACAGAGGAACAAAGCACCAACAGCCCCATACCAGGAAAATTCAATCTTCCACATGGTTACTTTGGAGAAGTCTATGTCATAGACCGAAACATCTTCCAGTGGTTGGCCATCAACAAGCACAGGATCACCTGGACGTTTAATCCCAATGTCGGCTGGATCTACGTTAGCCGCAGATACGTCGCTCCAACGAACAATGTTAGTAGCGCCATTTAGTTGGTCATTGCTAAACATCGCCCGAACCGGTCTCCACTCATACACCATTCTGTATTGAGGTGGCACACAAATTTTAAACCACTCTTTAAGAGTTAGGTTTCTTTGACCAATAGTTGCGCTATTTATGTCATAAGCCGCTGTTCTATGAGCCACAGGAAAAGCAGCTGCATATTCTGCGTTGGATACTTGAGTAGTGCCTTGAACCGACACAAGAAGATTCCAAACTTTGACCCCACTATTTGTTGCGTTTGGAGCCGTATCGTATCCAAATCGGGCGTTAGTGGCATCTACATCGAGAATGTTTAAGCCATCCCCAGTTGCAATTGTTTGAATCTGGGTTGTAAACCCGGTGCCCCCACCACGACTTAAGTTTGTAACAAGATCCTCCCAGCGACAATGAGCATCTAGGCGGATGTATTCGCCTCCATTTGCAGAAGAAGGTTTAAGAAATTCCTTATTTGTTTTCCATGTTTCATAATCCTGTTGACTAAAAGTAGAAGGTTCTCGTTGATCGAATGGAAACTGAAATTGCCTACCAGCAAGATGCTCTATAAACGCCCCAGCAATATCCCTATAAGAAAGTCTTACCGCGTAATTTTCATTGTAGACGTAATCAGACAAACTACCGGGGTTTGTTTCAATGGCTCTTACATCAGCCGGAGTATAACATAAACTAGGATCGTGAATAGCCGCGGCTACATAGCACAGACCATTGCGATAGATAACAGGATCAACCCCAACAACTCCCCAGTTACCTTCTTTAATGTTTGCACCTTCAGCGTCGGTAACAGCATTCCATCTCTCAGGAGTGGCCTCTACACCGGCGGGTTGGTTGGGAGTTAGGGCTTGTGTCCGACGGACACATCGAAAATCATTTCTATCTCCGCCATTAGCAATTTCAAAATAATATCCGTCGTACTTATCAAAAATACCCCATTTTTTTAGTGTAGGCGCTCCCTTCATGATATTACGGAATGGAGTGGATGAATTGTAAGTAGATTTTGTACGATTCATCTTTACACCCATGGTGGAGGAAGATACACGTCCGGGCTGATACCTAAAGAATCTTTTTGACGTAAGAATCGTAGTTCTTCCTGCGGAGGCCACCAACTCGGCCCCAGCTTCTTCGGCAAGGTGGTTTACCCCTGTGCCGGTATCGGGTTCGTTTTCAAGTGGGACCTGAGACCATTCCGAAGGATTAACGTCGTAGGTATTAACATCGGCAAAAATGCCAAGTGCAACTTCTGCTCTAGGAATACCGAGTAGACTAAGGGCGACTTCTGATTGGATTTTATTTTGCTCTTCTACAGGGATGGCAGGTTGGTCTTCTGCAAATACTACTGGGAGAGAATTAACTGCCTTTTGCTGACCAAGAGGCACTGGAGCGGTTTTGCCGATGATAGTCTGTTTGTTAGCCATAAGAGAGAATTAGAAGGAATGAACAAAAAGATTTCCGTCGGCGATGAAATAGTTCGGACGGAGGATTGAGAGATTACCACCAAGAAACTCGACAGTACCTGATAGCGTAAAGCCTGGAATTGGGTTTATGAGGATGGAGTTAGTGCTAACATCCAATCCAACAATTGTATAAGGATTGGTTTGATTCCAGCCATTAAGATCCGCGTTTGAAAACCCACTGATAATAAGCTTGTCGTTTTGAACAGTGTTTGAAGAGGAGTAAATCTGAAAACTTAAAAGATCGCTTGAATTGCGGAGCTGAATAGCCACATATTGAGTCCCTCCAATCACGTCTTGCCGAATAGACAACGGACGAAAGTTCCCAATTAGCACATCGCCCATAACCTCGTACATATAACCAGTGGGGTTACTTAGATTGCCTGTAGCCACAATCACTCTTCCATCCACCGTTTGATTATCAGTTCCTCCTGGAAGTGTAACTGAAAAAATCCCAGCCTCCAGCTGATCTGCTGTTTGCATCACTCTAAACCCCCCAACAGCATTTCCAGTTTTTACTCCGTTAGCCCCAAGTTGGTAAATGTTAGCAAAAATACTATCTTTAAAAATACTAACAGATTCTCCTCCATACGTAACGGTCATATAAACAGGATCTAGTGAAAACCCTTTTCTCACCTCGATAGTTGCTCTGCTATACTCGTTGTTATAGGTGTCGATAGACCGAATGATGGAATCATTGTCACTATAGGCAAGGTTTCCTTGCGCGTTCCATTGACTCGAGGTTTCTAGGATTAAGCCCCGGTCTCCACATCCACGAATAATGTTGCTATTAATTGTGCTATATTCTGTGCTAATTACCGAAGGTCCAGTTGTAGCAAACTCCATCAGATTACCTTGGGCAATTACTGCTTCACTTGTATCTATAAGAAGTGGGGGTACGGTTTGCTCATAAGACCTTCCCGTTCTAAGTATTTTATTATTGAAAAGGTTTATGCTCTTGGAGGTATAGATGGCAATTCCTCCACCTCCATTGTCTACTAGTGTGCAATCAGACACTACAACGTCATCCGCATTTCTAATCTGAAGACTAACTTCTGAAGAAATTGGAGAGACAAGAGAAAAAGACTCTTTTCTATTGCCATCAAAACCCAAAGATCTAACTCTTATCCCAGAAACTCTTGGTGTTACAAACTGACCCGTAAAGTTGATTAGGCCAGGAGTAGAAGAGTTTGACACAGTGGAGGGCAATCTGCGTATAATAGATCCGCCTCCGACTCCTCGGAGGGAAACGTTGGAGTAATCGGATTGAACCGAATTGCTAAAAAAACTATCTCGGATGTTATAAACTCCAGCCGGAAAAAATACTTCTTTAACTGCGCTTGTAGAGGCAAGATTAATTGCTTGACGAACGTACTTAGTATCATCTATTCTAAACTTTATAGTATTACCCGGGACTAGAAGACTATTCAATGAAAGATTCTTACATTTTAAATAGGTGGGTTGGCTGTTTTCAGGGACCGGAAGTATTTCTAGGGTTTCTTTTGCCGTTATTTTTTTAACTAGAGCTATTTGCCCAGAACCAAGAGTGAATATATCGGACATATAGGACGGGAGTTGGGGCTCGTCCTCCCAACTAGGAATTTCAGTACTTCCCAAATCTCTAAAGATAATAGACCCAGAACCAGAATAACCAATTTTGTTATTTCCAATTACTCCCAAAAATTCTATTTTACTTCCCCAAACCCTATAGATTACCGGTAAGACATACTGTGAAGTCCTAGAAAAGCTTAGTTCAACGTACTGTTCTGTATTCCACAGATCTGGATTTAATACTTTGGAGGCTACGTTAGCGTTAGGTCGGACGACGTACGTATTTCTGTAATTTGGAATTACGCCCGTATTTGCATTATATCCAAAAACGTAGTAAGTAAGAGATGCAAGATTGCTATTAGTAATTGTTGAGGAGGAAAAATCTACGCTTCCTGCTGCAACGTGACCAGTAACTGTTAAATTAGCAATAACGTCCGGTTGAGGATCCTCCTCATAACCAAATACTTGAATATCTGTCCCTGCCGTAAGTAAATCAAAATATTGAAATAATGTTCCCCCAGTAGTATCAGAGACATTAGTAATAGTAACGATATCGTTTTCTATACTGGAAACAACACCGGTAAACTCTAAATTTCCCTGTCCTGTTGCCCCGGTATTTCTTACATTAATATACGAGTTTTTATCCTCAGGGACTTGTACAACAAACCCTGAAGATAACTGTGAAATGTAGCGCATCAGCTTTGACCTCTTGTTTAACTTTCAACAAAGAATCGCCTAAGGAGCGGATGAGTACTGAGCCCGGATTGGCGGACCTCTTTTAAAGATTTTTTGTACTTAATCTCTTCACCACTCGTGTTTTTTAGCAAATCCAACTTGGCTTCGATTTGATGCGGATCAGGATATTTGCCATCAATTTTATAAATATCAGATATCATATGTGCTCATAGGAACATGTAAAGTATATGAGAGTACGCTATCAAGGGCATTAGCAAAGGTGCTATTATGCCAAACATATAGCTTATCTCCTTCTTTCAACGTAATTTTGTTCCCGCTAATGAGATCATAGGAAACATTTGGCGGAAGGTTTAGATTATTTAGAATATAAGCAGTATCGATTCCGTTTGTAACTTTAACAGAAACGCCAATATTTGTTGCAGTTTTATTGCAAAAAAGAAGAGACGTTACTAGAGCAAATTGTTTTTGATACTGATATTGAACTCCAGATGTAATAGGAACATCCAGCATTAAACCCGCTTGCGCTCCCTCTACGTTTGTAGGAGAGGCAAACTCATTTGTAGAAATGTTAGCAGGAAGAATCATAGCTAATTAGCTCCAAAGTATGGAATTGATAAATTGAGAGGCGTGAAGTCCAACGATATCACTCCGGCGAATTACTGAATATGCACTAGCAGGTTCAGATTCAATCTCTATGAGGTTACGACCAAGAACAAGAGGCACCTCTGTGCCAAATCCATCCTGAATTCGTCCTTGGTTTCTGAGAGATACATTACCTGTGCGTCTTGCAGGAAGGAGCGAAGTGGCAACACCATCGGTATCTGGTGAGCCGGTTACGTTTGTAAGGATAACATTACTAAACGTTTTTGAGATTTCAAAATCTTTGATGTTAAGCGCCATCAGGTAATAAACCCCAGATTTTTAGTTTATAGGTCTGAGTAACTTTAAACATAGTTCTAGGAGATGTTAAAATGGCGCTAGGTAAAAAAGAATTTGCAACCCTAATCGATGCCTACGCAGACGCTAAAGTAACAGGGAATAAATACCTTGTTGATAATATGATTGCTCAAATTGAAAAAGCTTTAAATGAAGTGTTTGACGAAGACGAAAATGCTGAAGAACTTTTTGAATAAGTACTTCCGATGAAAATTACACGGTTAAAAGTAGGTAATTCTCAGTTCCCTGAGAAAAAAGACATCGGGGATGTCGTAGTAATGCCATCCGGGGATTTATTTTGTTGGGATGGAATGCTTTGGCAACTTGTGGGTGGAAGGTTTATTCCAACTCATATAAGAGAGGAATTTTTAAACTACATTTTTAGTGGTTGGCCTGATCCAACCGATGTGATATTTGATCTTCCTTGCGTTATAGATCTATCGGTGTTTGTAGACCATAACTCCGAAGGTTCTATCTCTGATGATCAAAAGTTTGTTGAAAAATTTATTGCTAGAGTTACAGAGGTTACGGAGACATGCCAGAAAAATCTTCGGGCAAAAAACTAAAGCAATAGCAATATGCTAATTTACTGTCTTCGTCCCCTCTGTCTTTAACTCTATATCAAATTGTCTCAACCTCGGTTTCTTCAGTGCCTTCATCGGCAACTTTTTCATCCTCGGAAAGTTGTAGTGCCATCGCTTCTACAGCTCCTTGGAGTTTAAAAACTAGAGCTTCACGCTGTGAGATGGCCTGGCGAAGTTGATTGAGTTCGTTCTGTGCTTTTTCAAGTTGAGCAGCAAAGTTATCTTTGAGTTCTTTGGGATTCATGGTAAGAAATGGTGCTTTATGCATACATCTCTATCTTAAACCAAATCGGTGACTTTTAAGATTAAAAATTTATGTAGGAGGTGTAAGAGCGTCTATTTCTTGTTGCGAAAGAGTTACGGGAGTTATTGGGGCTTCTACACGTTGAGTTAGATCCGGTGTTATTGGCTTAAGACGATAAGGAATAGGCATTTCAACAAAATGACCTTTAGATCCAATCTCTACTACATCGTAACCTAAAATTGGTTCTTTTTTCCTCTCATACTCGAGGCATTTATTACGGTCTGTAGATACACAATAGACCTTTTGCCAAAGGGGATCTTTTGGATCAAATACACTGGACGTTGCTAGTGTCTCTGTAAGAGCCGGAATATCTTGTCTGCAGATATAGGCACAAATAACGTCTTCGCATTCTCCACTCACCAATACAATGTCCCCAGCACGGTAAAAGAAATCTTTGCGGATTTTTGCTCCGTCCCATTCATCTGAGGATTTAGCATTTGCGCAATTTTGCAAATCTGCTATTGTCAGACCCTGATCTATGCATTCTTGAAGACTTTGGTCCTTTAACAAAGTGTCCCAACTCTGATTATACCTACTCCACTTCTCATCAAAAAGTTCTAATTTATACGGTTTGTAAAGAGCTGACAACTCCTCTACTGAGGGCAATCCTGCGGGTTCTGTTGTCTCAACATGGCAAATTTTATCCCACTTTGAGTAGTCAAATGCATTTGCTGTAGTAAGGATATTTTGATTAGCTTTATAGAGACTCACACGGTACCCATCGTCTTCTATAAGCAAAACCATTGAATCTTGTTGATATGCAACTACAGCTCTATACTGCATTACACCCCACTTCTCAGTGGTATCGGAGATTATAAGATTTGGCGTTAAACTACTAATTTCCCAAGGAAACTCTAAGTCTCCCCATGACTTATAAAGTCCTTTTTGTGGATTGTAAATGTCATAAGTATCGAAGAGTTGCTCGATACTCATTCCGCAGGTATTAATACTTGTTCTAGAGCAAGCCTTATCCACCACGCTGCTCGTACCACCAATTTCTTCAATGGCGGTTTTTTGCTCCTCTGAGGGTTGCTCAAAGCACCCTCTGAAATAGAGGTTGGAGAGCGTCATACTTCAACCCCCTATAACAAATCAGTTATATGTAAAAGTGTCCATCACAAACGTTAGTTCGAGAGTGGAGACGTTTGAAGAAGAGCGATCAGCAGCGCCAAAGTTCAGGCTTGTTACCTGAGCATCGGGAATCGTAATGGTACGTTGGCCAATGGGCTGAGGATCCTCACCACAAGAGACCGGGGTAATAGTCAGGGTTACAAATTCGCAACCATAAGACTTCCAAAAATCGACGATGTCCGCATGCTTTTCAGGATCGAAAGGCACGGTTACGGTTACTTCTGAGAGGGTGCGAGGACCACGAATGTTGAAGATACGTCCACGGACTCCGTCGGCGTATTGAGATGTTCCGGCAGTATCGCGAATTCCACTAAAATTAGTGAAATAGTGCTGGAAAGGAGACGCTTGAATCCAGAACTGCGATTGCGTTACAGGTTTATAACTTAGCATGGCAGGATAGCTTATGCATTATATCTAATTGTATTTAAACTAAACCTACCAGCTCAAATTACATAAAATATGGGGCAAACCATCTCCAATATCCGGTTTTTTTGCAATCAATTACAACGCATTCTTTGTGCACCACAGAGCGATTTAGTCTGTAAATACGTCCGTAAAGTTCTAGAAGTTTTGTAGTATCGCAAGATTTAATATCATCAACGCGGATTAAGTTTTCAAATACGTGAAGATCGCTATCTATGCCACTAAGACTGATAGACTGCCCAGGGGTAAGATATGCAACCTTTTTAATTTCCTCAACAAGTCTACGAGACCCATGAGCAACGTCACCGGGCGACGTGTACTCATTAATATGAATGCGAGAAGTCGAGGCTTCAGAATCGCCATTGTCAGAAACAATGCGTTGGAAACCAACATCGTCCAGCGTACCATCAAACTTAGACGCAATAATCTTAGCAATTTTATCCTTTCTAGTTTTATTGGACTCATCGCCCATCTCATCATATTGACTTTCTTTGAAATCAAAGAGTTGGAGGAGGTCACTCTGATCCGCCCCAAAGGCCCCCTGAGATCCGTCAGAGGCTTTGTCTGGAGCACTGAGATCCTTGGGTTCGGCCATAGGCGCGGCCCCCTCAGGCCCTCCTGGAAGCCCTCCTCCCATGGCGTTCATATCCACTTTTGACAGAGATGGAATTTCAAGTTTATCTCTTATCCAATCAAGGTCTTTAATTTCGTAACCAATAGCCTGAAGTTGGGTGAGCATTTGAACGATTTTTACAGGATCGTCACGTTGCTCTAAATCATCAAAGTTTCTACGAAGTCTAGGAATGGAAGCGCCCGGATAGTTAAGTTCAACAATCCAACGTATAAGCGTGGAGTTAATTGTTTCATCGAGTTCTTCAGAAAATGCTTTGGCTTTGCGCATCCGAACTGAATCGGAGATTTGATCCCGGGCATATGACCCAACATTCCCCGTCTCTTGACCGACGGTATTTTCTCCGTTGATAACAAAGCTAATTTGCTGATCAACGTACTCGATAAGTTTTTCGTAGACTTCCGAGCGACCTTGACTTTCCAACCAACTAATATCCATCTCATTGGGGATTACAATGGCGGTTTCTTGACCAAGACGCTGGAGGGCAGTGAAGAGTGATTGGACTTCTTCATCCGGAGTGCCGAGTGAAAATTTGCCTATTGCTGTGGGTGTGGTATGTTTATCGGCGTATTGAAGCCAAAAAGACAACAACGTTCTACGAAACTCTACAAGACTATAGAGCTGGCGACCCAAACCCGTGCCATACGGGTCCATAAAGTTACTATAGGACCAGTGCCTATGAATCACCATAGACCGTAGAGGTAACGGAATGCCCTCTATGGGCGAGTCTACGGTCACCAATCTTGGTGAAATTGTTCCGTCTTCATTTAGGATAAATTGGAACCTACGGGGGTCTCGTATTTTAATCTCGGATGGCACGATGTAGTTGCCTTGACGCATCCAACAAATCTCACCTACTGAAATGCCAAGTATGACTGATTCGCACATGCCACGGATGAATGTATCAAACGCAGAGTTGGATGTGACAAGCATCTCCTTGCCATAAGCCTGGCGGGTATTTGTACCCATTCGCTTAAGTACTTGACGTACAAACTCCGCAACCTCCTCATCTTTGTCAGAAGGACTTGCAGGATCTATCTCCCATTTACGTTGTACTATTTCCCCGGTAAGTTTTTCCCACGCGGAAATAATGTGGCTATCGTTGAATAGCCGCATGTATTTCTCAACCGCGCGGGGGCCACCACCGCCCTCCTCGATGAGGATGTCATCGCGACGTGGGAGAATTGTGCCCGCGTTAAGGTACGGGGTTGCGGTAAAGGCGTAAGGATCCGCTTTGTAGCCTGCTAAGCTACCTTGAGATACTCCGAGACTGAAGTACCTATCATAGTAACCTACTTTGATCTGTTTTGCTGCAACGCGGTCCTCAACCATACGGTTTACTCTTTGGAACTGCTAGTATCTTTCAATTCTTTAAACTCAGAAGCGTTAGACCGATCCACATACACCACATCTGCATCAAGGATTAGTCTGTATAATTCTTGAGCAGTTATTTCGCCATCATTGTATTTTTTGATCGCTTCATCGGCTCCATCAACAATAACAGGTTGAGAATTGGTAAGAATGTTTATGCCTCTTTCCATTTCTGTTGTAGTTCCTTCACTGAGCGTTGAATCGTTTCTAGTTGTGTTTTCCATTTTGGTTCATAAGAGGGAAGATAGATGTGCCATTTTTTAGGCCACTCTTTTTCAGAGAATTTATGTTCTAATTCTGGCGGGCAAATAGTGGTAAATGCTTTTCTGAGCGCCCCGACCCCTGCAGCAACAAAATTATAACGGTTTTTGACATAGTATCGTTCTAAGACCTCTAGGGAGACGTAGGGGAAGTTCTTCTCAAATTCAGAAAAGAGTGGGGAATTTTTTATATCTACTTTGGACTCTTCCTCGGCTTTTTGAGAAACGTAGATGTACGCGTTGTCAAGTATTTCCGCAATTAAACTAGAGTTGAAAGGGCATTGCTCATAGTCATTAATCTCCTTCCAAAAAACTTTAAGAGATTCGTATGCAGCAATGATGCTATGCTTAGAGAATTTTGAAAATCGTTCTCCTAGATCTTTTTTAAGAGTTTCTACGAGATGAATGTCATTTGCATTAGGCCATTTTGCTACACGATGTCCGCATCCATTTGCCCATAAAAAGGCTAAAAGAAGCGTTTTAATTCTTCCTTCTTTAAGGTCTTTTATGGGTATGATGTTATTGGCTTCGATATGAGCATGCCACTGCTCGAAGAGTTTTGCTGAGCGTTCATTTGCTCCCTCCCAAACTTTGGTTTTTGAAATAAGACCTATGTGTTTATCTGTGCATGCTCCATAGGATGTTAATTCGTTAAACTTACAGTCTTCATCAGCCGGACCTTCATCCGTTGCGTCTAAAGTTTTAATCGAGTTTCCTCCACGTCTTGAGGAAATTCTAAGTTTCTCAAGTCTTATTTCATGGGCAAATGTTGCCTCGAGTTTCCAGCGATCGTGCTCTAACAATCGCTCCAAAAGCTGCTCATTTAACTGAGGCGCTAGAGCTACTAATTGATCCAGTTCCAAGGCGACGCAAAGATACTTCTATAGTACTAACTATATCACGATAAGACCACGTAGAAATGACTTTGTCAAAAACTTTAGGATTTGTACGACCAAGATCCATGCAATCGCGAAGAAGATAGTTAATTCTTTCCCAAGGAGACTGCCCCGGTTCTTCGTATAAGAACACGCAAGGGCCATCAGTCCCCTCCATTCCTTCGATTATAGAAAGCGTTTTAAAAAACTCTGAGAGGGTGGATGTGTCATATCCGCAAAAAATCACAAAGTCGGAAGATTTAGTAAGAGCGTCTGTAACACTTTGTCTAACTTTTAAGTCCACTCCATCTTTTTCCGCAAGTAGTTGTTCTAAATGCACTACCATTTTATTTAGATCAGATGAATTATCTACAACTTTACTTTTAAGCAAAATCACCGAGATCTTAGATTGCATAACCATTTTCTGTTCCAATAGCTTTAAACTTAAAGTTTAAAGTTTATGCAGATACGCCATATCTATGACCCCACAGCTCTTCGAGGAAATTCGTATCAATTTGCAAAAACTAGTCTTGGAGAGCATCTCCGATTATGAAAAAGACTTTAGCAAATTCAAAATCGACAGCGTAAAACAGAAATTTTTAGATGCTGGGGTGAGGTTACTAAGTCTTATCCTAGACAGAATGGAGCGTGGGGAACAAGTATCTATACTTCCATTTAAAGAAGTCTTACTTCAAATACTTTTTGAGTTAGAACTTGATATAGAAAGTGTTAAGAATTTTCTTCCGTATCTAAAAAACAATCTAGAGCGGTTTGTAGAACTAAAACCCAATTACGACGCTAACTTTACAAGAATTTTTGATAACTACTTTATTCTTTTTTCCGAAAACCTCAATAACTACTCATTTTACGTATCTTCTACGGCTCTTGATGTTATTCAAGAGCAAGTAGAGTATCAGTACTCTGAGTTGTTATATTCCGTTATTCCACAAGAAATCGATTCAAATACAAACACTATATACACGCTATTTCCCAGTAGTAGGTATTGGGAAACATACCAAACATTAAATGAAGATACGTCATATTCACCTATTAGCTACAATCGCATAGCGGCTCAGGCGGGCTTTTCAAAGTACGCTGTACCCATAACATACGAAAGTCTTATTATCTATAATAATGAGCTTTATAAGCTCAGACCAGGAATCTCTTTCCCAACTCGTGTGTTTTTTAATGAAAACGAGTGGGTAAAATATACATCTAGGAGATTTGACTCGTCTAAATCATTCAAAGCCACGTACGAATCTAAAATCCTATCGGCATTTTCTAAAATCTCCGAGGCTGGTTTTGACGTTAATTCGATCATATCGGATTCCAACATCACAAGATACTCTAAAGAAACTCCTATTGATGAGACGTTACTCTCCTCTACGTTTGGAGGAGCGGGTAAACAAGTACTGGATTCCGTAAAATCTTTAAAAGGTCTATCAGAAGCATTTGGTGGTTATGAAGGTTCGCCCATCGGCGGAATAGAGTACATAGCCAGTTTTTCTGAGTACCTACTTACAATGGCGTTTGGTCGTAATTTACCCAGCGTCTATGACATTTACAATGGAAATTCAACTTTTGGAAAATTTGATATCCTATTTCGGTCTGCAACTACAACGAATAAAATCCCTGGTCTTAAGTTCCTGAACGGATTCGGGGCCCTTAAGTCTTTTGTTCAACGACAAACTTTGCCATCAGAGTCTCAGATTTTTTCCGACAAAGTCATCTACAACCCGGTCTATTCTCAGTTTGTTTCGGGCATAGAAGATCGGTATAGTCTGCTTACCACGCCTCTTACCTACTCAAAAAATAGTAGTATAGATTTACTTACTTTTGCTATAGAAACCCTATACAAAAAATCACTCATTATTGGGGATACAATTGCAGCCATATCAAACACGCTGGATTACTCAGGTAAGATTCCAGGGTACGAAGGACTAGGTTCTGTCAGAATGCAGATTGACGAGTTTCAAAGAGTATTCCCTCCTACAACGTATGTTTTAGACACTGATAATACAAACAAAAGTCTTACAGGATTTACTGGAGGAATTCGATATTTGCTAAATAGCTATCTCAGGTTCTCAAAAGCGACCATAGATCCACTATTACCTGGTCAATATCTGGAGTTTTTTGGAGCGTGGATAGAAAGAGTTGCTAATAAACTAGAGGAAGTAAATAACCTCATGAAGGCGATAGGTATAACTACTTCGACTTTTATCCCTAACATTTCTTTTAAGATCTTTGAGGCTAATAATTCTCAAGTAATTTCGTATCTAAGTTCTTTAGGATTCAGAGACTACGAGATAAATAGACTTTTAGAAGCAAAAAGTTTCCCTGAACTTATTACCAACTTTGCTCCTCTTTCTGACTCTTCAGATCTTAAATCCTTTTTTAAGGGGTATGAATTGGCCCAACTCATATACGAGTTTGGTGGGCAAGCCGGTGTTGATGCGTATTTATTATTTCTTTACTCTCAAAACCCACTTGATTCTCTTCTCAATATCCTGAGTTTATCGCAAAAGAATAAATCTAAAACTACATACGTCAACATGGATAAGTACCCGAAGCTTATAGGGCTTCTTATCGGACTTACGTACGCAATAGACCCAACTCAGTTAGTAAAATTTAATGAGATCTTAGGAAAAAACAATCTAACATTGCTCGAGTCTATTTCGTATCTTTATCAGAACGGAGAGAGTACTATTATCAAAAATAGAGAAGACGTTGATTTTCTTGAACCACTTGTAGAGCAAATGATCACAGGTGTGTATGAACGCGATGCTTTTTCATCTCCAACAATAAACTATGACCAGGCAAACTCCTTCACGCCTATTGCTTTAAAACAGTGGACGGAGATCCTTGGAAACAATCTTGGTGGTGTTGATTCCAAGTCTTTGATTGAGAGGATTTATGACAGGGCCCAAGGACTAACTCCTAAGGAATTGGTTACTATTTTAAATACATCTAACTCAACAACAAATTTTGGCGCTCTTACAGATGGATTTAATGGAGGTGGGTTTGCAAATTTTCTTAAATATGCAAGTTTATCAGGATTAAGCGTTAAACTAGGATTTTATAAGAACTCCTATCAAACTAATAATTTCAAAGTTCCAGAAGCCCCGGAGTTTTATGCATTGCCAAAACTCGTGCAGGATCTCGACGGTCTTATTGAGTCGGTATCGATAGTCAAAACAGTTTTTGCCTCTAAACTCAACTACAGCACAGCCCCGGATCTAAATTTTGCAAATAGTTTGGATCCACTAATCTACTCGCAAAATAAAAACTTTGACGTTATTCCAAAACTTATAACCTCTAGGGTTGTTGGAGCAAGTACTCCTAGCCAAGTGTCTCTGGTCTCTTCTTCGGATATCGCCGAAAGCCCAGGAATAGGCAACTCGCGACTACCTAACAGAGTCCCTGTGGTCAATTCTATAACTCCAGAGCAGGCTCAATTACTTCGCCAGGCAACAATACAGGGCATAGAACCGGGTGCAGTTGCTGAAAGTTCAGGGGGACTTACTGAAAAGTTTATTAAGTTCTCATACAACAACTCTTTAGCAAATGATATATCCGTAGTAGACGAAACTTACGAACTATCCTCATCCAAATCAAAAGAGATTGTATTTTTACCTGCCACAAAATACGAACTTGCGGGGACGTTAGAGGCGCCTCAAAGTAGGTCATATGACGTGGTGGATCTATACAAACAATTAGAAGGCAATCCAAACATCAAAACTTCAGCTCTCGGAGCAAATTACATATCAGAAACAGATCTAGATAACGATCTATATGGGTCTTTAGTAGCGCCGTTTGATCCAGTGCAATCTTGTAAAAGATTTGGTGGGATAGACTGCGAAGGGTTATACGCCGACTCACAAGATAGATGCGCTGGAGTGTTTAATAAAGCTCTTTTCCCAGAAACGTATTCTTCTATTCCTGGAGTATCAGCACCATCGGTTTCAGTGGATAGACCACTAGGAACATTTGCTGAATACAGACCAAATAAGTTACTTATACCGACTTCCTCGTATATTTCTCCGAGTTCCTACATGACTTTATTACCCGACTCTACATTGGTGGGGGAGAAAGGAGAACCTCTGCTAATGAGTATTTTTTCAGACCCCATTGTCTATGAGGCTGGGGGAGCAGAACTAAGTGAGTATGGAGACACGGAGTTTGCTATTGTAGAGTTTATAAAAGCAAAGCTAGAGAAAAACACGGAGTTTAGTTGCGCTAGTTTTGAATCTCCATTTTACTATCAAATTTGCATGAATATTATGAAATGCAAAAGATTCTCTCCACCGCTCAACAACCAATATTCACTTGATTTTTGTCCTAAAACTCTATCTGGAGGCCGGTTAAAATGAACTCAAATATTCAAACATTCTTCAAAACGGTAAAAGGAGCAAAGACTCTTACGTTTGGTCTTAAGGCACCTGGGCATTTTAACTACGTTCATTTTAACGCAGAAGCCGACGCATTTTTAGACAATTCTGTCAGTTTATTTAAGCAAATGACTGACTCATACGTTATAGAAATTTCAAGAGATAGCAGAACTTCGATTATAATACCCGAACTAAAACTTTCTAATCAAGAAATACTTACATGGGAGGACCATTGGATCTCCACTAAAGACAATTCTTTGGTTGATCCGTGCATTCAATCTCTTAACTTACAAAAAAATAAATTAGTTCATGCAAATCTCAACCTTCATAGAGCCGAACTTACGCATCTTAATCTTGAAGGCAACGGAAATATGCGCGCTGTAGTTATATCCTCAGCACCTAAGTTAGAAGTACTGAACATATCAAATTGTGCAGCATTAGGAGTGGTTAATCTAGGAAACAACAGATCACTTAAAGCGTTGTTAGCACGGAATTGTAACCTTACACCCATTGCTCAAGAGCGCCTTCTTCGAGATTTTAGACCCACAATTACCTCATCGTCAAATGAAAGTTTTGTCATGTTTAGAAAAACTTACGAAACTCTCGTTGATTTGAGAGGTAGTGAGATTGATTGGTCGAATAGAAAAATTGCATCAAAAATCAGGATGCTTCTTTGCAATAATTGGTTGGTTTTATGGGATAATGC